CATTAAACAACTTGATCCTAATATGCATAAAGAATATGTTTTTGATAGATTCAAAGACGGTAAAACACAAGAAGAAAAGCCTGAATTTGATTTTACACCATCTAAAACTATACAAAAGAAAAATAGATATGATAAATTATTAGAAAGTTTAACTTCATTTGATAGATTAGTTATTACACACCCAGCAAAAAAGTTTGTCTTTGATAGATTTATTCCTAAAGAACATTATAACAAGTTCTATTTTTGTTCTAAGTTTTATGAATTTACAAACGAAATTATTCCTAATAAGTTTCCTTCTTTACAATACGATCATCCAAGAGTAGTGATACCTTTCTATGATAGAACAGGTAAGTTTTTTGCTTTTCAAGGTCGTGCATTTGGTAAAGAACAGCCAAAGTATATTACTATTAAGTTTGATGAAACGAAAGATAAGATTTATGGTATTGATAGATTAGATTTAAACAAACCTATCATGATTACAGAGGGTCCTATTGATAGTTTATTCTTAGATAATGCTATTGCTCTTGCAGGTGGTGATGGTAACATTAAAATAAATCATACACAATGCACAATGATATTCGATAATGAACCAAGAAATGAACAGATAATAAATCGTATGATAAATGCTGTTGATAAAAAATTTAATTTGGTCGTATGGCCAAAATCATTGAAATATAAAGATATTAATGACATGATAATTGCAGGAAAAAGCAAACTAGAAGTGCAAACTCTTATAAGTAATAACACATATTGCGGACTAACAGCACTACAACACATTAACAATTGGAAGAAGGTATAAATGGTAACAGAATCAGACTTGTATGTAACTAAGCGTGGGGATAAAGGAAAAGAATCATTAAATATAGATAAGATACACTCTATGGTAGGGTATGCAACAGAGGGTATTACAGGTGTTAGTGCTTCTCATGTAGAAATGAATAGTGGCATACAATTCTTTGATGGTATTAATACAGAGGACATACAACAGATTTTGATTAAGTCTGCTAATGACTTAATAAGTTTAGAAAGTCCTAACTATCAGTATGTCGCAGCTAGATTGTTATTATTCTCCCTAAGAAAGAAACTATTTCATAGATTATGGGAACATCCAAAGTTTGTAGATCAAATTAAGACTTGTGTTGATGTTGGTGTATATGATAAAGCAATATTAGAAAACTATACTGAAGCAGAAATTGACAGAATGGGTATGTGGGTTGACCACGAAAGAGATTATACTTTCACATATGCAGGACTAAGACAAGTTATGGATAAATACTTAGTACAAGATAGAAGTAATGGTGAGATTTTTGAAACACCACAGTTTATGTACATGATGATATCAGCAACATTGTTTGCAGAATACCCTAAAGAAAGTAGGTTACAATATGTTAAGAAGTATTATGATGCGATTAGTAAATTCAAAATCAATATTCCTACGCCTGTTATGGCAGGTGTTAGAACTCCTCTTAGGCAGTTTGCTTCTTGCGTTCTGGTCGATAGCGACGACACTTTGCCTAGTATCTTTAGTTCCGATATGGCTATTGGTAACTATGTTGCCCAAAGAGCTGGTATTGGAATCAATGCTGGTAGAATTAGAGGCATCAACTCGAAGATTCGTGGCGGCGAAATACAACATACTGGCGTCATTCCGTTTCTCAAAAAGTTTGAGGCAACAGTTCGTTGCTGTACACAAAACGGAGTTAGAGGCGGATCAGCAACAGTTCACTTCCCAATCTGGCATCAAGAAATAGAAGATATATTAGTTCTTAAAAACAATAAAGGTTCAGAGGATAATAGAGTAAGAAAGTTAGATTATTCTATACAGATATCTAAAATCTTTTATGAACGATTTATTAAAGATGAAGAAATTACTTTATTCTCACCACATGAATGTAAGGATTTATATGAGGCATTTGGTATGCCAGAGTTTGATGAGTTATATGAGAAGTATGAAAGAAAAACATCTATTAGTAAAAAGAAAATAAGAGCTCAAACTTTGTTTATGGATTTATTAAAAGAAAGAGCAGAGACAGGTCGTATCTATATTATGAACATAGATCATTGTAATACTCATTCTAGTTTTAAAGATAAAGTTTATATGTCTAATCTATGTCAAGAGATTACATTACCTACTAAACCTTTAACTCACATTGATGACGAAGAAGGTGAAATTGCTTTATGTATTCTATCTGCTATTAATCTAGGTTTAATAAAAGAGAAAGAAGAACTCGAAGAACTATGCGATTTATCTGTAAGGGCATTAGAAGAAATTATAGACTATCAAAAGTATCCTGTCAAGGCTGCTCAGAAATCTACAGAAGCAAGAAGAAGTTTAGGTATAGGTTACATTGGTCTTGCTCACTTTCTTGCAAAGAATAAAGTTAAGTATGATGATCCACAAGCATTAAATCTTGTTGATGAAATTACAGAAGCTTTTCAATACTATCTTTTAAAGTCAAGTAATAACTTAGCAAAAGAAAGAGGGGCTTGTGAATATTTTCATAAAACTAAATACAGCGATGGAATATTACCTATCGATACATATAAGAAAGATGTAGATAGTTTAATAAAAAGAAAGAATAGTTATGATTGGAATGCTTTACGAAAAGATATTAAAACCCATGGACTTAGACATTCAACTTTGTCAGCACAGATGCCATCAGAAAGTAGTTCAGTTGTATCAAATGCTACAAACGGTGTTGAACCACCAAGAGACTATCTATCGGTTAAGAAAAGTAAAAAGGGAACTCTTAAACAAATCGTTCCTGATTATAATAGACTAAAGAATTTCTACACATTGTTATGGGATATGCCTAGTAACGAAGGATATATAAATGTTCTTTCTGTTATGCAGAAATACTTTGACCAGGCGATAAGTGGAAACTGGAGTTACAATCCAGAGAACTATAAAGATGGCGAGGTGCCGGTGTCAGTAATGGCAAATGACTTATTAACTACATATAAATTAGGATGGAAAACATCCTATTATCAAAATACATATGACGCTAAGTCAGATGTCGAAGAACCTACTCACCCTGTCGGATGGCATGATGATGTAAAAGATGATAATAAAACCAGAGAGGAATTTAAAACAGATGAAGAATATGAAGAATATTGCGAGGCGTGTGCCATATAATGGGTAAAGTATTTAACACAGAGCAAGTAGATTGGCTAAAACAACCTATGTTTTTTGGTGCAGAACCTAACACACAAAGATTTGACCAACAGAAATATCCTATTTTTGAAAAGTTAAATCAACAACAATTAGGATTCTTTTGGAGACCAGAAGAAGTATCTTTACAAAAAGATAGAAATGACTTTCAACAATTATCAGACGAACAGAAACATATTTTTACATCTAATTTAAAATATCAAACTCTATTAGATAGTGTACAAGGTCGTGGACCATGTTTGGCATTCTTACCTTTCTGTAGTTTACCTGAACTAGAATCTATGCTTGTTGCATGGGACTTTAGTGAAACAATACATAGTCGTTCATATACTTACATAATGAAGAATGTTTATCCAGACCCAACAGCAGTACTAGATACAATTGTTGAAACGCCAGAGATTATGGCAAGAGCTGAAACTGTAACAGAAGCATACGATAAGTTTATTACATACGCTCATCAGTATCACTTGAATGGTAAAGGTACTTTAAGAGAAATGAAAAAACTATTATATCTTACTCTTATTAATGTAAACATATTAGAAGGTATACGATTCTATGTCTCATTTGCTTGTTCATTTGCATTTGGTGAATTAAAACTTATGGAAGGTTCTGCTAAGATTATATCTCTTATTGCAAGAGATGAGAATCTACATTTAGCAGTATCACAAAACATTATTAATAACTATCGTAATAAAGAGAATGATGAAGAAATGTTAGATATTATGAAAGAATGTGAACCACTTGTTTATGAAATGTATGATATTGCAGTTCAACAAGAAAAGGCCTGGGCAACATACTTATTTAAAGAGGGCTCTATGATTGGTCTAAACGACAAACTGTTAAATCAGTATGTAGAGTTTATGGCAAACAAAAGAATGAAAGCAATAGGATTAAAAAGTGTTTATGATGTATCATCAACAAACAATCCTTTACCATGGACTCAACATTGGTTGAATAGTCGTGGGTTGCAAAACGCACCACAAGAAACTGAAATCGAAAGTTATGTTGTGGGAGGCATCAAACAAGATGTAGAAACAGAAACATTTAAAGGATTTAAACTATGATTCAAAACCCTAATTTAAAAACTGTATGTGATAATTGTTCTGCTAATTACATAGTAAAACATGATTTACCAGATGACTATTTAGAACAGTTTTGTCCCTTTTGTGGTGAAGAACATGAAGTACATGAAGAAACCATAACTGACATTGATGAAAACTGGAACTAACTGGACATATCAAGGTAATATAGTAGAAGAACTTCCGACTGGTTGTGAGGCATTTGTATATTTAATAACTAATCTAACTAACAATATGATGTATGTTGGTAAGAAGTTAGCAAAATTCAAAACTACAAAGCCTCCACTCAAAGGTAAAAAGAATAAGAGACGAGGCACAAAAGAAAGTGACTGGAAAACTTATTGGGGGTCATCAGATAAACTTATTACCGAAGTAGAAAAACTAGGAGAAGATAGTTTCTCTAGAGAGATACTATACTATTGTCCTAGTAGAGGTGTTGCTAGTTATCTAGAAGCAAGAGAACAGTTTGAAAGAAAAGTTTTAGAGACTGATGACTACTACAATGGCATTATCAATGTTCGTATTGGTGGCTCAAAAATTTTAAGAGAATCGCTCAAAAAAATATCAAAAAATTAATTTGTCTAAATATGGATAAGTAAAGCTATTTTAGCAATACTTAATCCGAAATTTGATTTGATATCTCAAACTTCACAACACTAAGGCGTGATTATGGCACAGGTAAAAGTCCTAATAATCGCTGCCTCAAAGTGGTGGTATGATAATGTGTCTCATAGATACGAACCTTCAAAACACTACTTTAGAGGTATCGATAGAAAAGAACAAAAGTAGAACAAACCACATCATATTTCACGCCCAAGGTGTGTAAAATGTGTTTCATATAGTGAAACAAATCAAATTATTCCTAATAACCCCTCAAAACCCTTGATTTTATTGACTTTTTTATTCCATTTTTATTGGACTATTTGCTTGCAATATGACCAATACTCTGTTATAGTATATACATAATGAATAAAAAATATACTATATGTTATAAAAAACATGGTACCAGAAGCTGGGATCGTGTTGTAATCAGTACTCACAAAAGTGCTGTTTCTGTTATTAACAAAATGATAGAGAGTTTTCAATTCTCTGACATTAAGGTCTTTGATGAACACAATTCTTGTGTCAAAGATTGTCGTAAACTTGTTGATATATCTTCAATTCAATCTGACTTTTGTTTTGCAAGTGATTGGACTGTTCACATACCTAGAGGTAATTGTTAATATGTTTCATGTAGTTTATTCTAGACACTATTGGGATTATGAAGGTCAAGGTACTTTTGCAAATACTTGGACTCTATATAGAAATGTTGATTATTCTCAAATATGTTTGATGAGTGATAAGTGTGCTGAATTAAAAGAAAAGGCAGACAAAGACTATGCTAATTATGAAACTACAAAAGATCACGAATCTGATCCTGATCAGTTTTATATGTCCGAAGTTTATATCGTAGATGATAAAGATTATTTTAGAACCTACAAAGATG